TTTCGATTTACACGGCCTGTAACTCAAACGTTGTGGCATTCCATGTTCAGTTTTCGCTCGTAAATGACACACTTTCACGCATAGCAACGTGTTATCTGGAGGTCGTTTTTAACGACATTACTGGCGAGTCTGTTGTTTCGAGACTAGGTGGTTTTCCCGGAGGTTTCTGTTGTTTTGAGACGATGGTTGAAAACATAACTGCCTCTATAAACATAGCGCCATGAGATTACACGCCAAAGACGTTCTTGCTCGCGCCGCAGAACGCGGCTACTCCCTAGACGACGTTCGCCCGTGCCTCGCAACACCACTCGGTGGCGGGTGGTACGACGTTGATGTGAATCATCCGTCGTATCCTCGCCGCAAGGATGGCGCTAACGATCTCGCGGCCAATGGCCTGGGGGACATGGTTTCTTCGTGGCTATCTTCGATGGGGATAACGGAGAGCCGCGTTAGTGGCATTATAGGAAAGCCCTGCGGTTGCGGTGAGCGAAAGGCTGCGCTCAACGCGGCCGGGGCGAAATGGCTCGGCCTGCCGCCGGGATCCACGGCCCCGGCGGAGATTGATCCGGGGACCCCATAGCGTAGGGTGAAGGCCCGCGGCCAGGGACGGCCGCCGACCCAAGCACGGAGGGCCGAATGCGCAAGGGCCAGATCGGCGGCGACGAGATCACGCGTATAGCCCGGCAGCTCGTCGAGCGGCACCCAGACGCCCCGGCCCGGACGCTGGGCCGCCGGCTCGCGGCCGAGACCGGCGGAGCGATCACACTGCAACAGGGATACCAGCGGATCCGGCACCAGCTCGGGATCAAGGGTCGGCAGCAGCGGGGCAATGCGGCCGACAAGTCGCTCCACCGGCAGCCGCGGGCCGCCGGCGAGGTGGTGACGATGCCGAAGAGCAAGGCCGAGCCCTGGGAGACTCACGACCTGGGAGTCGTCGGGACGATCGGCGTCCTGTCCGACATTCACGTCCCGTATCACTCCGAGGTCGCCCTCGGGGCCGCGGTCGCCGACCTGAAGTCGAGCGGGATCGACGCCCTGGTACTGAACGGCGACACCTGCGACTTCTACGCGATCAGTCGCTGGACGAAGAATCCGCGACATCGAAACTTCAAGGGCGAGGTCGAGCAGATCCGCCAGCTCGTGTCGTGGATCCGCCAGGAGTTCCCCACGATCCCGATCGTGTTCAAAACGGGAAACCATGAGGAGCGTTGGGCGCATTGGCTGTGGCAACACGCCCCGGAGATATCCGACGAGCCGGAGATGGGGCTCGCGTCCTGGCTCCGCCTCGACCAGCACGACATCACGCTCGTCGACGACCAGCGGCCGATCATGGCCGGCAAGCTGCCGATCCTTCACGGACACGAAAAGGGGAAGGGGATCTCGGCCCCGGTGAACCAGGCCCGCGGAGCGTTCCTGCGACTCCACCACACCGTCCTCGAGGGCCACGGCCACCGGACCTCGGGACACTGCGAGCCCGACATGTTCGGGCATGAGGTGTTTTGCTGGTCGACCGGCTGCCTGTGTGACCTTCGTCCGGAATACGCTCGGCTGAACAAATGGAACCACGGCTTCGCGGCCGTGACGGTCCACGCGGACGGATCCTTCGACGTGTCGAACCACAGGATCACGGCCGACGGCCGAGTGAGGTCGTCGTGAGCGGCGACCATCACTTTCAGATCCGCGGCCTCCGCGTCCTGTGGAGGTATGCGAGGCTACGGGGCCGGGCCGCTGGCTGGAGCATCACGCCAGACGAGAAGCGGCCGGACCTGGAGCGAAAGGTCCTGATCGACCAAAGGCTCCGGGGCCGGGCTCGCCTCGAGACGGAGATCCACGAGGGACTCCACCAGTTATTCCCCGACCTGGCCGAGGAGACCGTCTCAGGGGCCGGCCGCGATCTCGCCCGGATTCTGTGGTCGCTGGGATACCGGCTGCCGTGACCGACGCCGACCTCGCCGCCGCGGAGCAGCTCTGCCGCAGGCTCGGTCCGGCCAATTGCTGGACTGGCACGGGAGGTTCTCTAGCCTCGTTCGCTCTGACGATGATCCGAGAACTAAGGGAGCGACACATGATCGAGACGAGAACAGCGGCCGAGCAGATGTTGGAGCAGTCGATAGCAGCCGTCCGCGACCGGCACGGCAAGTACGGACCACCGGCGGAACACTTCGCCAGGACGGCCGCGATGGTCAACTCCGCATTCGGAACGACGTTCACGGCGTCCGACTGGGCGCTCGTGATGATCCTCGACAAGGTCTCGCGGCAGCTCGGGGCAGCGGCCACCGACGACGGCGGGATCGACATCGCGGGATATGCCGCCTGCCATCAGGAGTGCCGGGTCGCGTCGAGTTCGCCCAGGTCCAGCGGCGGCAGGGTGTCGACCGAGCAGGTGTCCCGCGGGCAGATCAGCGGGTCCACATAGACGGCCTGGAGGGCCGGGTCGCTGTGGTCGAGGAGCTGGGTCGCCGCGGCGGCTCCGCCCGCCAGGGCCGCGTAGGAGGCCGCCATGCGGCGGAATCCGTGGAAGCCTCGTCCCCGATACTCGACGCCGGCAGATCGGCACAGGACTTGTAGAGAGGCCCAGTGGCTGCGGGTCGCCCGATCCCACGGCCAGACCAGATCGTCCGGCCCGCGACGGTGCTCCGCGAGCATCACGGCGAGCTGCGGCGTCACGGCCCTCTCGATGTCGCGGGTCGCTCCTTTCCTCGTCCCGGCCAGGAAGATCACGCGACGGCGGTCGAGGTCCACCTGGCCCCAGCGTAGCGACGTGAGGGCCTCGAATCGCTCGCCCGTACATACCGCCGCGTATATGAGCGTGCTCCACCACCAGCTTGACGGCAGGCCTCCGGTCCTCCCGATCCGACGCTTCGCTGCCCTGATCAGGGAGCCGACCTCGTCGGCCGTATAGGCACGTCCGATAGGGATCGTCTTCGGGACCTTGACCTTCGGGACCTCGGGAAAGTCTGTAGCGATTTTCTTACGGGCGAGGTATTCCCAGACGGCCCGGATCATGTTCCGGTCCTTCCTGATCGTGGCCGGCTTCGGCAGGCGATCACGCCACCCAGGCGTGACTCGTCGCCACTCCAAATACTCCGCGACGACCACGTCCTCGAGGTCCCCGACCGTCGGCGGTCGTTTCAGGAATCGCTCCAGACGATCGAAGAGCATCCCGTAGAGCGAGACCGTGTGGGGCTTCAACTCACGGAGCAAGGCATACCGACGAAACGCATCACGCAACGGCATTGAACGCATGGCATCACTTCCTTTTTTGTTTAGATGCCGGGCAGCCTACCGGACTGTACACGCGTTCACCACTATTCCACTCCCCTCACCTGAACGTTTGTACTCCCCTCGCCTCCACTCGAAACAAGCCCGGCCACTTCGACTCTACGTCGTGGCCGGGCTTGATTCAAAGAACGAGACCAGGACACTCTGGGTCGCCAGTCATGGCACGCAAAACCACCACAACCTCCCAGGTCGTCACGCTGGCGTTCATGGACCAGAAAACGAAGAAGACGCGACAGACAGTCGGTACAAGGACGGCCGCGGCCGTCTACGGATGCTCGATGGGTCGGCTTCGCCAGATGGCCCTCGACGGCCAGGTCTGGTCGATCGTGGTCGACCGCGGCCGCCGGTTCGATATCGAGGAGCTGCGGACCCTGCGGGCCGAGCGCGACGCGGACAGGGCCGCCGGCAAGCTCGGAGGCCAGAGGCCAGCAGGATTTTCCGCCTGCTAGGCCGGGGTTTTCGCCCGTTCTTATTTTTTCTCATCCTGGGGTTGACGAACTAACGATGTCGTATCTACAACCTCGCACCACAAGGAAAACACCATGGATCGGATTCGATGGAACGACCTATTGGTAGCCGCCTCACTGATTCGTATCGGCCAGGAGCTGGGCATGGATTCGGCCCTCGCGAGATCGGTCTACGGGCTTGTGTCTGCGATCCTGTCGATTCGCACAAACACGAACTAACGACTCCGTAGGTTCATCCATTACGCTCTCAGGTTTCGACTCCTCCACCAAGCTTTTCGACTCCTCCGCTCAGTGTTTTTCACGGACGAAACCACACCAAAAAACGTTTGACGAAACGCATGTACGCGTGTTCACTTCAGACCATCAACGAAAGGACGCGAGATGGACGCCCACGAACGCGAATATCAGGCCGCAGCCGACGGCATGGCCGACACCTACGGACGGCCGACGGCCTGTCACCTGCCGAGCATCGGCGACCGGATCGCCTACCGGCTGAAGACCCACACGGACACCGAATGGGAAGCGGGCCGCGTGGTCCGAATCCAGGAAGGCGACCGGCCGCTCGTCGTGGTCGAGACCGACGACGAGAAGACGCTCCGCGTGATCGACGGCCGGCCGTGGCCGGACGGCGCGATCCTGCCCTTCTAAGGAGCCGACCCATGGGACGCATGATCAGCCGAAACGACACGGCCCTCCACCGGAACACCCACGACCGGCACCACCCGATCGCTCGCGGTGCCCGGCTCGCTCGCCACCTGGCGATCGCGGCCTGGAGGCCGCTCCGGGCTCTGGAATCGCTGATCGACGAGGTCGACGCCTGCGGCTGCCCGGTGAACCGGGCCGTCCTGCTCCGGGCTCGGGCGGCCCTGGAGCACGCGATGCCGTACCTCGAGGACCAGGAAGGCGAGGTGTGGAAATGAACGCCGCCGCATTGTTCGTCGGGGCCGTCCTCGGGATCGCCTTCGGCTGTGCCGGGCTCGCGATCGCCGGGCTGGCTTACTTCAGATCACAGGAAGAGATCGGTCGGGCGGAGCCCGACCGAGAGGGATGCCGGCGGGATGCCGGCCTGGCTGGATGCCATGGCAAAGGATCGCGGCCGTCGGAGACGGACCGCGAGACCCTGCTCCGGGTGTTCCGCGAGACAGGGTGGATCGACATCGACACCGTGAGGAGGTTTTAAAGATGAGCGGATTTAAGAAGGCAACGAAGGCAGCCGCGAAGCTGCGGCTCGGACTGATCGGCCCGGCCGGCAGCGGGAAAACGATGACGGCCCTTCGGATCGCGGCAGGGCTGGGCGGCCCGGTCGCCGTGATCGACACGGAGCGAGGCTCCGCGAGCCTCTACGCCGGCGAGCGTGGGCTCGACTTCGATGTGATCGAGCTGGACACCTACGGGGTCGAACGGTTTATCGACGCGATCAAGGCCGCTGCCGACGGCGGATACGCGACGCTCGTGATCGACTCGCTGTCCCATGCCTGGAGTGGCAAGGGCGGGATCCTGGAGTTCGTCGACAACGCCGGGAAGCGGAACCAGGGAGGCGGAAACTTCGGGGCCTGGCGTGACGCGACCCCGCGTCACAACTCGCTGGTGGACGCGATCCTCGGGGCTCCGCTCCATGTGATCTGTACCCTCCGGTCTAAGGTCGAGTATGTCGTCGAGAACGTGGGCGGCCGGAACCAGGTCCGGAAGGTCGGGCTTCAGCCGGTCCAGCGTGACGGCCTCGAGTACGAGTTCACGGTCGTCGGCGACGTGACCCAGGATCACGACCTGGTCGTGACGAAGACGCGGGCCGCTTTCCTGAAGGACGCTGTGATTCGCGAGGCCGGCGAGGACCTCGGCCGGCAGCTCGCGGAGTGGTTGAACAACGGCAAAACTCCGGCGGAGGCTCCCTTGACCAAAACTGTCAAGGAGGTCGCACCAGGGATGACCGTGGCCCACGTCGATCGGTTCGAGCCGCCCGAAGGGCCGCTCTACGCTCAGATCGCCTTGTTCATCGCCCAGGCGGCGAACGTGCGGACGCTCGGGCGGATCGGCAACCGTCTCGACGAGCTGGTCTCGACCGACCAGATCACGGCCGACGAGTGGTCGCAGCTCACCGACCGGGTGAACGAGCGGCACAAGGAAATCGAGCCTGTCGCGGAGGTCGCCTCGTGACCAGCCTCGAACACCTGACGTTTTCGGGCCTGCGGCACGACCACGATCGCGACTGGTTC